GACACCCGCCCCCAGGATGGTAATCATCCCTTCCCAAAGTGCTGACACGTACAGCATATTGGCATGGGAAAAGCTGCGAACCAGGAAAAACAGAACGACCGCATAGCCCATCATGCCAAAGGCGAGGTTGTGCTTGGTCGTATGGCCCGATTCGACGAAAAACTTGAGATGGCAATTGCCGAAGATTTCGGCACATGACATGGCAAGGACGTTGACGAGCGCCGTTTAGTACTACGCGACATTAGAATTTCCCTTTGATGTGTCGCATCTGATTGGACAGCTTCATGTGCCAGCCGTGCAGAACGAAGATTTGAAACAGAAGCATGATCACGCTGAGCGTGATGCTCACGATCGGCAGCCACTTGAACCATGCTGGGGGATCTGGGATCCGGCGCTCCTCGTCCATTACTGACACTGAGTAATTTTTTTGGAGAGGGCCGTAAACTCCTTGGACAACTCGAGGTGCCATGGATAAAGCACGGTCAGAGCAAAGATGAACGAGCATATCGATACGATCAGGGCTGCAACGGGCATCCATTTGAGCCACTTGGGTGCGTCAGTCGATCGCTTCTCGATGAGCTGCTGAGACTCTATCTCCATATGGTATCACCACTGAAAAAAAACTGAACCAACGGTATGACGAACATCAATCATTGGGCAATTATTGGCCTTCCGGCGAATCGAACAACAACCGCAAACGCAGTGAGACGAAAGGTGAAACTCAATCTTTCCCTCAAGGGGCTATACAGGCATCCAAATAAGGGTGGATCGAACAACGGCTTTAAGAAGCTGCAACAGGCTCAGAACCGTGCGTTAGAAAACATCGCGGCAGGGGTGTTTCGTCGTCCTCGCCGTGCCTCGCCGCCTCGCCGTGCCTCGCCGCCTCGACCGGGAATGAACAACACGTATTATCAGATGCGTGAAGAAGCGGAAAAGGTGTTAAATTCATTTAGAAGCATGTACAGATCATCCCCCGCGAAACTAGCCAATGTAAACCGCAAATACAGCAACTGGAAAAACCGAGTCAATACAGAAATGAGGAATAAAGGAAGAGCCTTAACACGTCAGGAACTCCGTGGATTGTTTTATGGAGCTTTTAACTAGATCACCGCCGTTCCATATCCAGCGACTGGCGATTGAGTGAATCACCGGACGGTGCGACGGAGCGTCCATGGTCCATCGCACGCATATCCTCGCGCACCTCTTCCGCGATGTTCCGTTCGTAACTAAAGCAGCACAGATTCACCTTTGTACACTTTGATTTATACGCATACCTGACAACCAAACCCACCGCCGAAAAGAACATGGCGGCCAGGGATACGATGAGCACCGGACTGTACTTTTCATCCATCACTCCTGTTGACGTGGAAAATCCTCGAGGTCGACCGTATCGCTGTGCGTCGGAAAGTTGACCAGTACGGCATCGGTAAGGCCGAGCAGACGCAAGTAGGCGCTCGTCTGCGCCCTGTGCTCATCCTTCAGAGAACGCACCGACTTGAGTTCGACGACGAGACTCCCCTGGACGATGAGATCGGCGCGCATGTTCCCGAGCGAATGGTCCATGAACATGATGGGAATGATCCGCTCAGTCTCGTACGGGATACACGCCCGACGAAGACAAACCTCCATTGCGTTGTGGTAGACGCGCTCGGAAAAGCCGGGACCGAGCGTCTGCCAAATTTGACGGGCCGAGGCGTGAACCAGAGCACGCGCCATAACTTATTTTGTCGGCATTTCTTAAGATATGACGCGTCGAAACGCGCTCATGAAACAGGCGACCCGAACCAGGGCGTCGCTCTTACTTTCGATGGCCGCGTCGAAGAAACCCGTGTCGGTCATCGTGAGCGTCACGCCGTACAAGAACAGCAAAGGTCGTGCGATCCTCCAGCTGACCCGGACGACGTTCGTGGTCCGGGACGGTGGCAAGTACCTCTATGGTCTCAAGGCGCGTTCACCCCTCCATCTACTGATGGCTGCGCCGCGCGCTATTCGCCCGAGACGTCGTGCGTAGGTTTGCGTTTGGATCGGCCCGAGTCATGTACCACGCCTTGGGTGCCTTTTTCTTGGTCACGAGGACGTACTTGTACACCCGAGCGACGGCCCATTGAGGCGCAGTCGTACCTGGGCGACTCCCACCAGTCTTCCACGCCTTGAGACCGCGGTCGTAGACGGTGTTGAGCGTCGATCGAGAGATACCAGTTCTTTTGGCGATCGCCTCCTTGTTAAACTTGAGGCCCGGGTACGTCGTATGGAACAACTGGGTCCACCTTGACTTTTTACGGGCACCGCCCGTGTTTGAACGCCCGAGCTTCAGGGCGGCATAGGGCACCCGTCGGCGTTTCAGCAGTTCCTTTTCGCGCGTGAGTCCCATCGATTTACTCAGACCCGAAAAGTACCGTTCTGGCCAGCTCCGCGTGATGGTCACGTGACGCGGCCTCCGTTGCATTACTTGAGGCGCATACTTTTTCCGCACGGAATGGTAGATGGAACAAGTGTCGTACATACACGTCGACTCACGTAACCGCGACACTGCACTGTTCCCGTTTTCAAACACGTACACAGTCTTTCTCAACACGCCCATTACGAATGTCACACGGGTCGATCTCGTATCGGCCATGGTCAACAATCCGACCACTACGTACGGCTACCTCTGGCTGGACATTACCGAACTGCGCACGCCGTCGACGTACGATGCACGTAAACTAACATTGACCAATGTCGGACCGCTTGCATCACCCATCGTACCCATCGTAACGATCAGCGCAGTCGTCACGTCAACCAGCATTGCCGCGAATCAGGTGTACACGAACATTGCATCGACTACAAATGGTAACGGTATAGGAGCACGCTTCACGGTGGTTCGTAACGGTGTGGGTGTTCCAACCGTGACGCTCGTCGTGGCTGGCAGTGGGTACTCGGTCGGAAACACAATTACACTTGTAGGTGCAACTGTAGGTGGAGCTACACCGGCTGACAACATCACGTTCACGGTCGCGACAGTTGGCACGAACCAGATCCAGCGTAATCAGACGTCGAGTCTGACGCCCGCCACGTCATTTGCAGTGATACCAATGGATGTCGCGACGAACGCTCAGAGGACGTTCAAAGAGACGACCGATTATGCATGGTCGGTCACGTACCCGTCACGGATCGATTCGATCGAGCGCCTGACGGTTCGCTGGTTGGACAAGGATGGCGCGGTCGTGACGTTCGGTACAGGAGGTTCAACTACGTATGACCCAAACATGTTTGTGCTTCGAGTGTACACGCAGATCGTGCCGACGACGCCCGAACGCCCGCTCAGCCTCCCACCACCGGTTCGTGAGGGACTTTTCGAAGACAAGTCAAAGATGTACCTCGGTGCGGTCGGTATGCTGGTCATCGGTCTCATCATGATCATGCTCGTGCGCAAGCGACGCTAGAGCGCGCGGCTACGAAGCCAGAGACGATCGCTACGGTACGTACTCGATGCCCTCTTTTGGCTACGTTTCGTCAAGAGCTCGACCAGTTGGAGGCGACGAAGTACCGACGCAGGGCGCTGGTGACCCTTGTTGATCGCGCTCAGTAGCGCATGGTGACGCGTCTGAGGCGATGCTGCCGTCGAGTAGCCCCACATCGCGAGCATCCCCGCCTTCGGTGTCGGGAGTACGCGGGGTCCATGACCTGGGCGACCCAGGTTCCGGATCGTGGTCGACGGAACACGGGCAGTCGATGCCCGGCGACGGTAGCTGAACGCGCGACGCGTCGGTGTCGACGCCACACGGATCGTCTTGGGGCTCAGATGGCGCGTGTACGCAACACGCCGGATCGTTCGCATTTACCTTACACAATGATTTTTTCAGACCCGTCAGACCGTTCATGAACATGTGGAGTTTCGTATCACTCGAAAGACCAAAATCGAGCACGTCATGTTCGGACGCACAGAGTCCGATTGTCGGAAACATGGGGTATGCATGACGCAGTTTCATGGCGGCGCCAATCATGCACACGGCGTACGACTTGAAATCTTTCACGTTGGCCAATTTCCATTCATCACCGACGACCAGCACGAGGACCGTCTTGGGGTCTTTTCCTATGACCGGACCACACGGTGCAGATTCGAGCGCACCTCCATCGATGTAATGCCAGTCGCCGTGGCGCACGCTCTGAATCAGAAACGGAATCGCAACCGTCATGCACAACGCGTCGAGCACGGACATGGTCGGTGTCGTCTCGACCGAAAAGTAGTGCGTCGTGTGAAGATCGACGCAGCACGCCGCGACGTGAAATGTCACGGGACAATGTGCGTACAACTCGGCGAACGTGACGTCATCCTTACCGATGAATCTACGCGTGATGTCCTCGAGCACGGAACGAATCTTTTTAGAGCTGACGAGACCGTACGATTTGAGAAATGCCCTGATGTTCGGTTTCATGACTGACTTTATGGGAATGGTCAGGCTGTAATCCAGTACGTGTTTCACGTCACCTCGTGCCGCAAGGTATATAAAGCCGGCGAGTCCGCCTGCAGACGATCCACAGATCGTCTCGAGATCGTTGAGTGCACTGATTGTCGACAGTGCACTGAGCGCCCCCAAATACATAAAATACCCCATCGCACCCGGCCCTATAACCAGGTGCTTCATACTACATCAGTTTAATAGTACTGCGCAAACTGGCCGCGCATGAAAGAAAACACCAGCGCGTACACAAGCGTGTGCACTGCGACGGCAGCCGGCGAGCTCTGGCCCGACATGAACACGCCACCGCTGCCCGGGGGCAGGGTCAGCAGCACGCCTGGCGACAGCAGCACGAACAGCAGGGCCGGTACGACCAGGTCAGCCGGGCGGAGCGACAGACGCAGGACGAAGCGAGCCAGCACATAGTACACCAGCGACAGGACGATCGCGTGGATAAAGACCGTCTTCATGCTGCACTGGCAGCCTGGGAACAGCTGCAGCTTGGGCAGAGCCAGGATCAGGCCCGGGCTGAGCAGCGCAAACAGAATGGCGGGCGTGAGCACCTTGGGACCGGTGATGTCAATAGGCATTTATAATAGGCGACAAAAAAAGCTAGCTCGAGTTCCGGCTGACATACTGGACAAACGAGGGAAAAGTGGCATGGTTCATGATCGAGCTCGAAATGTGATGATCGCGGAGATACGCCTGGAGCGACATCCACATGTTCAAGATGTGCTCCGAGTTCCAATCCTGCCACGACTCTGGGTCGATGACCTGGTCATCGTCGTCCTGGTTGTCGTCGTCGCGAGCATCCTCCGTCTGGAACGCATCGTACGCGTATTCGTTGTTGACACCCATGGTGATTGCTACTTGGTATACTGACGCGCCAGATCCTTAGACCTTGCGAACCGTGAGCACGTCGCGCTCCTTGGTTGGAGCCGCGTCAAGTATCGCCTGGAAGGCTCCGTCAATCTGAGCCTCGTTTCCGCCGAAAAAGTACCCCAGACCCTTGAGAATCACCTCCTTCGTGATGCTGCCTTTGCCCTCCTTCTTCTGGTAGGACACCTTGTGTCCATCCACCTTGACGTCGACGTCAACCGCCTCCGTCTTCATATACGTTTGGACTTCAGATCGAAGCTCCTTCTCACGCTTGTTCAGGACACTAATGTCCGCGCGAGCAGCTTTGAGCTGAGTCTTGAGACCGAGCCACTCGGTCATGGTATCACGCATGTTGGCCATTTAAGTCAACTGCGCCTTCTTTTTTTATCTATTTGTACTCGTTCTGGATCTCAAACTTGGGGCGCATCGTGTCGGGGGGAATGGTCGACATGTTGAAGATGCTCACCGGGTCACGGGGGTTGGCCGGCTCGGAGCGCTCCTGGCGGTTGGCGTTGCGCAGAACACCGCCGATCGTCTCGGGGAAGCCAATCTGGGCACGGGGGTCCAGGAAGTTCTGGCCGGACAGGATGGCATCCGGGCTGAACTGACCGAAATCCTCAGTCGTCACCACCTCCTTGGGGATCAGACCCACGTTGGGGTCGGTCGGCACCTGACCGATAGAGAAGCCGCCTGTGATCGCACCCATGACAGCCTCGAACGGAGCAAAGCCGACCGCACCCTCGCCATCCGAGGCGCCCTGGATGGCCGATGCATCACCGCCCTGGGTAATCATCGGGCCAGACTTCTCACCGCCTGCGATCGAGGTACCCATGGGAGCCGGCTCGAAGCCGCTACGCTGAGGGGCGACCAGCATCACAGTAATCAGAAAAAGCAGAACCAGGATTGCGAGACCCTTGCCGTCCATTTATATGTACGCCGACTTTTTTTACAGATCGACGTCCGGCTCCTCCTCCTCGGCTGGGTCATCCTTGAAAAGGTACTCCCGGGGAAACTTGGGCTTCTGGGGCGCCTTGACACGGCCCTGGACCACCTTCCATACCGGCTCGAATGCGCGCTTGGTGAAGACGAGGCCTGACAGCTCGAGCAGAACATCGACCGGGCCCGACTGGATGAGGTCGACACGGTTCTTCTGAGTGTCGTAAAATGCAGTCACCACCTCACCCTTGATCGTAACCAGAGAGGCTGACAGTTCATGCTCTGGGTTGACGCTCTTCTGGTAGGCGGCCATTACAGTCTCATCGGCAATCTCCTTGCCGAACCACAGCACCTTGGACTCCTTGGCCTGAGTGATGATCTGCTCATCAATATCAGAGAAAAGAGTGACGTCACTGGGAACCGCGATGGTCACCTGGTTCCCCTCAGTCGTCAGCTTGACATTGTTCACCTGGTGGACGCATCGATCACCGCTGTCCTGAGTCACCTTCAGAAAGTATCGGCCGTCGGGGAGCTTCGTCGGGACTCCGTACAGCATAGTGTCCATAAAACACTTCTTGGCTCTAAGTAATGAGCACGTGTACGTGTGCAGTTGGTACCCTGACGTCAGATCCTACTCTTGGTCAGATTTGCGTTCAGCCCAAGACATCGGCCGGTGCATGCCCGGACGCAACATGGGCGAGTCTAACATCGACGACGTGTCAAAAGACTGCAGGGTGTACGTGTGCATGCACAAATGGTACACTGACGACCGATCCGACTCTTGGTCAGATTTGCGTCCAGCCCAAGACACCGGCTGGTACATGCACTGACGCAACATGGACGAGTTTAACATCGATGACGTGTCGAAAGGCTCCAACGTGTACGAAAAATGCACCGAGCGCGCTACCAGCGTCGACCATCTCGACGACTGCCAATTACTGTGGGGACCAGTACAACAACAAGGGCTGTGCGTGCCGGCCCCAGGTGACTGCCGGCCTGACACCCGCCACGCAGGAAGCCGCGAACACGACGCTCATATGCGCCTACCAAGAGAACGGTATTCAGTACGGGTGTGATGCCGGGTGCTGCCCTGGCGGAACGTGCAGTGGATCACCTGGAACGAGCAGCGCGGCGGCGGATGATGAGACGGCGGCGGATGATGAGACGGCGACAGGCACAACGTCGTCGGCGAGCACTGCGAATCCCGTCATCTTCTGGGTACTGATTGCACTCTCGATTCTGTTTGGTCTTTTTTTGATCGGCGGTCTCACTTATGCATCCACGCGTACGCGCAAGCCGTAATAGAAAAACCTTGACAACAAGTAGATGGATGCACTTCCTACGCCAGAACAGGCGTACATGTATATGATAGAGACGCGTGTCTACGGGAACATAAAGCTCTGGCATGTGGTCCTTTTCTTGGTGCTCGGCCCGACACTGACATGGCCGATGCTCGTCCTACTCCTGTTGGTGTTTGGTAACGAAACCAGAAAAGCACTTAAAGATGCGGCGAATATAGTAGGTATAAATGGAGACCTCTACCAACGACCTGCTGATGACCCTGCAGTCCGAGATCAAGGCGCTGCGCAAGGACCTCCGGAAGGTCAAGCAGCTACTCGAGGACCCCTCCGGTGAGAAGGCGAAGGCGCGTGCGACGAACAACGGTTTCAACAAGCCCCTGGATGTGTCGGACAAGCTGCGCGCTTTCCTGAAGCTGGGCGCCGAGGACAAGGTGTCTCGTAGCCAGGTGACGAAGCTGATTAACGAGTACGTGACGGAGAAGGGTCTGAAGGCGGGTCAGCAGATTACGCTGGATGCAGTCCTGAAGGATCTGCTGGCCCCGCCCGAGGGTACCCAGATTACCTTTCTGAACATCCAGAAGTATATCAACCCGCACTACATCAAGGCGCCGGTTGAGCCCAAGCCGGCCAAGGTCCCAAAGGAGAAGAAGGCTGCCGCGGTCATTCCCGAGACGCCTTTGGCTGCTACGCCTTCGACCACGGCTGCACCTGCAGTTGAGAAGCCCAAGGTGGCTCGCCCGATGCTGAAGAAGCCTGTCGCCCCCGCCGCTGCCGCCAAGTAAGGACTTAAACATTGTCTGCGCGTGTAATAACAAATGGAAACTGTTACAGAGTTGGTAGATCCGCCGGCGCTTGTCCATGGCG